GGCGGTGGCGGCCTGCAGGGGCTGGCGGCGGCGTTTGACGCAATCAATAAAGCGGTGAATGGTCCTCTGATGCAGGGTGCGCTTACCACCGTGTTTGAGGGCGCGTTCGCTGGCATGAAGAACCTTGCCCCCGGCTTGTCCTCGCTGGCTGGAGCGTTTGAGCAGCTGGCGCCGACCATTGGGCGGTCGATGGAGAAGGCTGGCGCGGTCGTCAGCATCCTGTTTGACGGTATAGCCCAGGCTCTGCGGAACCCCGCTATCGCGGACGGCGTGAATAAGCTGTTCGATGGTCTGGTAAAGGCTGCTATTGAGCTTGCTCCGGCGTTCTCGGCTGCGGCACCTGCCGTGGGTGCGCTGCTGGGGGCTATCGGTGAGATTCTGCCTATCATCGCGCCGCTCATTACTCAGGTTGTGCAGGGCCTCGCTCCCGCGTTCGCGGACTTTAAGCAGTCGTTGGCTCCGGTGGTTGAGGTGCTCGCTAAGGGTCTTTCTGAGGCGTTGAAGGTCATTTTGCCGGTTGTGGCTGACGTGGTGAAGGCGCTGGCTGAGTTCATGCGTAATAACCCGCAGTTGGCGGCGACTATCCTCGCTGTGGTGGGTGCGTTGGCTCCGTTGGCGCCGATTATTGGCACCGTAGTCTCCATTATCGGCACTATTGCATCTGTTATTGGCGCGATTATCCCGGTTATTTCTACTGTTGTGACCTGGTTCGGCACCGTCTCGGCCACCTGCGCTGTCCTGGGGGTGTCGTTCACCAGCGTGCTTGCGCCTATCGTGGGCCTAGTCGCAGGTATCGGCCTGCTTGTGGCAGCGTTTGTGACTGCGCTCGCATCCAGTGAGCCTTTCCGAAATTCTTTGGCTCAGATTTTCCAGGGGCTCGTCACGATGGTCCAGCCAATTATTGCCGCGGTCATCCCCGTGCTTGTCCAGATTGGGCAGGCATTTATCGGGATGGTGACCACGGTGATTGGCGCGCTTGTACCGATGGTCACGACTATCGTCGAGATTGCCGCACAGATTGTGTCTTTCCTCGCCCCGATTGTGGCTTTCCTCATCCAGACCTTTTCGCCGGCATTTGAATTCATCGGCAAAACCGTGTCCGACATTTTCGGCTTCATCGGCAAGGTCATCGCCGATGCGATTAATATCGTCACCGGAATCCTGAATGTTTTCCTCTCGGCCCTGCGTGGCGATTGGGAAGGCGCATGGAATGGCCTCCTCAACGTACTGAAGGGCATCCTCGACTTTATCGTAAGCACCATCACAGGTGCGTTTGATGTTGTCATGCACATCTTCGAGAACCTCGCGAAAATGCTGGTGGACATCTGGAACAACCTCTGGGGCGGCATTGGCGATTTTGTTGTGGGGGCCTGGAACGGCATCACCAAAGCCATTGGTGACGGCGTAGGGTCGGCTGTCGAATTTGTGAAGTCGATGCCTGGCAAAATTAAGGACGGTCTGGGCAACCTCGGCGGGCTACTGCTGGACTCCGGTAAGGCCTTGATTGGCGGTTTTATCGACGGCATTAAAAGCATGATTGGCGGTGCGAAGGATGCTGTCGGCGGCGTGCTGAAGGCCATCGGTGACTTCTTCCCCCACTCACCGGCGAAGGTAGGTCCTTTCTCGGGGCGCGGCTACACCACACACAGCGGTAAAGCTTTGATCGGCGATTTTGCCGGTGCTATCCGTGCTGGTCGTGACCAGGTCGCAGAAGCCGCCGGCTACGCCCTGGGTGGCGCGGATTTCTCGGCATCTAGCGTCGCTGGGCTGAGCACCATTACGACTCCTGAGCCGGTAGCTGTTGCAGCTACCGCCCAGCCGGGCGCAGGCGCTACCGCACAGAACGCTGAGGTGCTATCCCAGCTGGTAGATGTATTGTCTCGCCTGGGAGCTGTGGACGAGCGTGCGTTCCTGCAGATGTCCCGACGAGCTGAAAGGGTCTACTAATGGCTGGATACATCGGTGAGCTGGGGCGTATGCACAAGATTCTGTGGCCAACCCCGGTTAAGGTCACTAACCCGACTCGGTATGAGGTGCAGTCGGCGCCGTCGCGCCGCTGGGCGTTTGTTACAACCCCGGCATGGGTGCGGCGGCGCGAATGGTCACTCGACGTGTCCGGCACGAACCGAGAGATTACTGGGTTGGCGCAGCTGGTCGCAGGCGCGTTCGGCTCCGGCCCGTGGCGTTTCATCTCTGACGAGGCGGCGGTGACGAACGTGCTCACGCCTGCCGAGTCAATGCTGGCTGGTATCGCTAATGGCGGTTATGTGGATGGTGTGGGTGGCCCCGCGGCGGCGTCATGTGTTGGCGGCGGCGAGGTGGTTATCGCCCAGTCTGTGCCTGTTCCTGCTGGGTCACCTGTGACTGTCTCTGTGGACGCTGCAGGGGATACTGTGCTGACGCTCCAGCCTGTGAACGCTGCAGGCCGCCCGGTGGGTAACGCTCGTGTTGAGCGGGCGACCCGTCAGGTGATGCACCGGCAGCAGGTGACTATCCCCGTGTTTCCTGCCGGTGCGGTTGGTCTGAAGATTACCGCGTCAGGGTACACGACTCTATGTCTCCCGCAGGTGGTGTGGCTGGATTCGTGCCCCCGCTGGGATCTAGGGGCTGGCGCTGACTCAGTAATTATTGAGGAAGCATCTACCACGTACACGGAGCACGAGCGCTGGACGCAGGATACGTGGCGGACGCTATCACTCACTATTAAGGAGGTCGGCTGATGCTAAAGGGCAAGTACGAACCTGGCCCGGTGATTGACGCTACGCTCCGCATTTTTGTGGATGGTGTGGAGCGGCCGCACCTGTCGGCATCCTGGGAGGGAAATACCTCTGGCGGTCTGCCGTCCTCGCTGGTCGCGGCTGGCGATAACGTTTATTCGCGTACAGGCTCTATCGTGTGGGCTCCTGAGACTGCTGTGGTGGAGCACCCGCTGGCCCCGGTAGGCGAGTCCCGGTGGGTCCCCGCTCAGGGTGCCCATGTGCGTATCGTCGCTGTGGTGAACGGCACCGAATTCCCGCGTTTCTGGGGCTTCCTGGGCGCGTCTACATACTCGCTTACATCGGACACAGTGACCACTCAGATTAGCGACAATCTGCAAGCTGGTCTGCAGGAGATTATTAGTATCCCGCCGATGGTAGAGCGGCAATCATACGGCAGGACTGCGTGGGTGGCCTACCGTGCTGTGGAGCAGGCTGGGTATGGTGTACTTCCTCCGGTCACTGAGGATACGGTGCTCCAGAACAGCCACCAGTATGGTGCGGCGGCTGCGGTAGGCAAGATGACCGAACCTGGTATAGAGTTTGGTTCACCTGATGGGCTGGTCGGGCGCAATAAGCAGGCTACGGAAGCTGACTCATCTATTGGGCGTAACGGCAGGGATGTCATGATCTACGCCCGCGTCTGGAACGCAAAAGTAAACGCCTCGGTAGAGGTGACTTTTACTGATGGGGCGCGTTTCATTGTGAGCTACGATGCGGCGAGTAAGAAGTTTGGTGGGTGGTCGTCTGCGACTGGCACGATGTCGTCGTGGCCAGCAGTTGGTGAGCGCCCCGTCATGGCGGTCAAGCTTAACTCGCGCGGTGTGCGTCGATGGCTGTCCGCAGCAGAGAGCGATTCGGAGCTGGTCGAGTCCGCCAGGGTCACTACGTCGGCTGACGTGGCATCGGTGATTGCAAATATGGTGCTTGGTGTGAAGGTTGATTATCTCCGCGATTGGCTGGATGGTGGTCGCCGCGTCGGGATGATGGCGCGACCCACCCCGCGACTGCAACCGTCCGCGCTGGAACAGGTGCGTGTCCCTGCCACGCGAGGTTTTGAGAACGTCACCTGCGAGTCGGTCGTGTCGTCATGGTGCCAGGCTACCCTGTCTACTGTCTGGGTGGACGAAGAGGGGCGACTGAACATGGCAGCGCGTGACCGTCTTGCAGCCGGAGCTGTCACTGTCACTGACCAGGTTTCGGAGCGTGTTTTTGGCGGGTCCTGGAAGACTGCCCGTGATGGCGTGAGGTCCGCCGTCACGCTTAAGGGCAAGACCCCGACTTTGCAAGGTAACGGTGTGGACGCGGTGATAACTGCGTGGGAGCCTGACAACCTTACAGAGATTCCTGCGAACAAAGATTTAGAAATCTTTGCTCAGTGGCCAGACAACGTCGATGTGCTTGGTCTAGACACTAATTTCCGCCCCGTAGTGAAGTCAAAGAAGAATATTTTTGACTATAAGGACTTCAATAATGGGGTTGGTAGCTGGTGGGCTATCAGCTTTGAGAATCAGGAGGACCCGCCCGGGTACCGGTGGACAGGTAGCTCAGCCAATCATGAGGATATTTCTGGCAGGTTGGAAAAGCTTGGGCAACGTACTGCAAAGTTGACGCTCCGTGTGCAGAAGAAGACTAGCGGTGGCCCTGAAAAATACTACCTGTGTACGCCCTCACTGGGTGCAGATGAGCTTCGCTTTGGTAACCGTGCACGCCCTGTCCCGATTCTCCGCTGCCGTACCTTGGTCACGTGGACGGATTACACGTTGAAGCGTCTGATTCGAAAGGCGCCGCCGGGTGCGCCGCCTTTCACATTGGATGTCGGCTGGTGGCTTCATGACGAGGATGCCCGCCGTATCATAGGTTCTCTTACTGAAGAGCTAGGTGTCGAGCGTATCACTCTTGATGGGCTCGACATGCTCTGGGATCCGCGGAAGCAAATAGGTGACTCGGTCGCGCTGGAGGCTGGCCGGTGGGGTGTTGAGGCACTCATCACCGGGTACAGGGAGTCATGGGCAGGCAAGGTCCCCACTTACAGTGTCGAATTGCAGGTAAAGGCTGTGACTTCTGGTGTGGCGGGTAAAACCTACGGCGATATGGCGAGGGCTTACGCTACGAACCGTGACATTAACCATGGCAAAACGTATAGGCAGGTCTACGCGGCGCTGCCTGGAAAGGTGCAGTAAAAAAATGGCAGATTTGGGTGGTAAGACGCCGCATGCTGGCATCCCTTATGCGGGTGAGGACTCCCCGGCTCGTGTGGCTGTCGACGCTGGTGCGGCGTTGATGGTGATTGATGCGAAGCTGGCGGAGCTGGACGGCAAGATGAAGGCGCGTGATGAGGTGTTCGTGGCTCATGACGGGTCTGGCGCATGGTCTGTGCATAACGGCTTGGGTGAACCTGTCGATGTCCATGCTGGCGTTGATGGTGAGTGGGAGGTGATCAAGTGAGAGTTGATTTAGGGACTGTTGCTCTACCCTTTGGGCGGGATGCTGATTCTACCCCGGTGTGTGGTGTTGTCCGGTATATCTGGCAGGGCAGCGCTGAGCGTCGTGGGGGAGTTGTGCTTGTTCCTGGCGTTGTTGAGGTTCCGGTTGTTGATGGCGTTGTTGAGCCTGTGCGGTTGTCGGCTGGTTTGTGGAAGCCGGTGTTGATTATTGGTGGGCGTCGTCATTCTTTGCCGGTGATTGTGGTGGGTGTGGAGCCTACTCCTGAGCCGCCTACTCCT